CTTAGTAGAAATTTGTGCGAGTACCCACAATCACATGAACACACAGCATTTCAGAGTTTTTTATTACTTCTTCCTTTATAGGTTTTAGTGTCTGAAATTTCATTTGTCTGTCAGTAATTTGTATTAACTTTCTAAAGATACCAGTTATGTGATCACCCTGCTTTACTTGGATGACTACATAATCATCTTCCTTGGCCTGTCTATTAGGGTCTACATAAATCAAATCACCATGCTCATATCTAGGTGACATTGCACTGCCATGAATAAAACAGGCATAGGATTGCAGGTTTTCAACAAGGTAATCTGGCCTGATAGTGTGGCTGACAAATTGTCTATGCATTTGCACACCCTCACCATTTTGCACTGGCATACCAAACAGGGGTAAGTCCTCTGTATATTTCATTTTATATTGTGCTGATCTTATTTCCTGCGACTGGATAGCTGACGTATCAACCTTAAAAAACTTGGTTAGTTTTTCCAAGTGATCACCAATACGTCTTTCACCTCTTTCCATTTTGGAATACTCAGGCTGTTTCATATTGATAGCTTTAGCAACAGTGCCTTGCTGTAAGCCCTTCATATTACGAAGGGTCAGCAAATTGTTTGGATATTTCATAGTTGATTATTATCTCCCCATCAAAAAAAAATTGATACATTAATAATTTGTTAATTACAATTCTTAATTTAGTGATGGGGGTGCAAAGGCAGGGTTGTTCCAAGGCATTTCAGATAGTCTGCCAATGTTAGATCTTACAGTTACTTTTCTAAGTTTATATTTAAATTTATGTTCCATAATACAAGTCCTTTTATAGTAAGTGGTTCACTTGAGCAAATTCCACTTCTTTCCTTTCTAGTAATTAGAATATATGCCTACAAGTTAAATGCAAGCATAAAATGTAAATTCAATTAACATATTAATTATAGTTGACATTGTTATATTGTATATGCTTTAAATATGCCTATAATGAATATCAATTTAAGACATAATATAAACACTAAATGTGGTAAAAATTTATGAAGTTGCAAGCATATATGGTATCTAAGGGCATTAGGCAGGTTGATTTAGCAAGGATTTTAAAGGTCAATCAGTCATCAATAAATAAATGGCTTTATAAAAAATCTTTGCCTTCTGGGAAACATATGATTCGTATTTTTCAGTTATCTGATGGGCAGGTAAATTTGAAAGACTGGATTTAATGGGTAAGTTTTCCAGAGATAAAGGCTACAGGGTTGAGAATAATCTCAGGAAGCAAATTCTTTTACATGAAAATATGGAATGCATCAGGGTGCCATTAAGCGGTGGTGCCAGTATAAAGGGTGATTTGATATTCAATAAAAAAGGCGGTGAGAAATGGGAAGCCGAGGTCAAGGCTAGGGCTGATGGTTTTAAAAATATTTACAAATGGATGAGTGAAGCGGATGCACTGATTTTAAAGGCCGACAATAAAAAGGCTTTGGCGGTTATTGATCTGGATGATTTTATTACTTTGATTGAGGAGCAACAATAAATGAGCATGAATGCGATTGCATGGTGTATGAGGCAAAAGATAAAGGATCAAACTGACTGGGCTATATTGATGCGTATATGTGATCATTATAACGATAGTTTAGGATATGCCTATCCATCGCAAGACAGGATTGCCGACCAGATTCTGGCCTCAACAAAAACGATACAAAGGCACATAAAAAGTCTGGTGAATTTGGGTTTATTGCAGGTTGTAAAAACACCGAATAAGGTGAATAAATATGTAATTCCTGCTTTAAAAATGGATGCGACACATGTGTCTCTTCCAGATTTGGATGCGACACCCTTGTCGCCTGAACATATATTAGATAATAATATAATATCAGATAATATCATTCCTTTAACTACTATATCTTCTAATAATATAGTTAAAGGCTCAGAAAATGAAATTTTTACATCAAGTCAGGTGTTGTGGAATTATCATTTAAAGTGGTTCCAGAAAAATGCTCCCAGTGTCAGAAATCATAGAACAGTTTTAGCAAAATTGATTAATGATGCATCCGATAATAATAAAGATAATAGGGATAAGGCCTGTGATGAACTGCACAAAGTTTTCCTGCATTGTCAGAAAGATGCCAAACATAATCTGGTTGAATATCTGAATGCGACTGCACGAAACATTGCCGAGAAGTTTAAGGTTGCCAAAAAACCAAGACAGTTAAGTGGTCTGGCACTGGCTACGATGGAAAATAATATTCAGAAAATATACAAGGCAACTCATGGAGTGGCAGGTTGGGGCGGTCTTGATTATCATGAGATCAGGAAGGAGTATGAACAGGCTTTTAAGGAAGGGTCTATCCTGTTTAAACATACTGGCAAGCAAGCTACCGCAGATCAGATACTTGAGTATTTTGGGGTTAGATGAAAAAAAAGAAACAACAAACTCCCAGAACTGAAAGAGTATTACCAACACCTGAGTTCCTAAAAAAGTTTGATGTTGAAGAAAAGCAGACTGAAAGAGCAGGTGAAAGGCGGTTATATGTGACTAATCAGTTGTGGATTGATACCTATTTTAAGAAAGGTATTATTGATTATTCACAACATTTGACAGCACAAAAACTTCTGGCTCTTTTTAGGAGGGCAGGAAGGCATCAAAAGGTTACAATGACATTTACCAAGGAACCAGTGCTAAAAGGCTTTGAGAGAGGCTTAAATCTCGATGAGGGTGCATTTAGTGATTACAATAAGCTACAACAATTGATGGGTAGGCAGTCATTTAGTATTTGTAGGGATGTTGTGTGTTTTAATTTGAGTGCCAAGGACTGGGCAATAAAAAACCGCAGAAACGTCAAAGCCTCTGCGGAAGTGTTTAGAATTAGCCTCGATGATCTGGCTGATGCGTTTAAGGATCTAGGCCTCTAGTTTTTTACTGCGGACTTCATCATTCCATTTCAGTCTTTTGTCCATGTGAAACTGAACTTCATCCATTTCTCTTTCATGTTGTACAATTCTTTTATTTAAGAATTTCAAAATATTTAAATCTGGACTGGTTTTGTTTCTTTCAAGTTTAATTTTTGCATTACATGCATCCCTGTTTAGTATGTGCCATTTACGAACAATTACTAAATCATCCACTGATAGGACTAGTGAATCATTACTCATGTGAAGGCTACTAAAGCTGTGTATGCATAGACAAAAAGCAATGGAATGCATATGATGTTGATGATGTGTTCTAACATATTAACTCCTCTATAATATTACTTATAGGCATATAATAGGCATAATATAATTAAAATCAATCTTTTTTGTTGACATAGGGGGAATTTGAATGCAATTGTTTTTAAATAATGAATAATTGCCTAGTCATAGAAGTATTATTTATTTCCTTTAAAATATTTAAAAGGGTGTCTGAGTGAAAACAGATGCCCTTTTTTTATGGGTTAATATGAAAGTTAGTAACTGGGATAATGGATTGACTGCTGAACAGCAGGCAGTAATGGATGCTAAGTGGGAAGAGTTGTTAGCTAAAGTTAAGGTTGTAGATCCTAAGTTGTATAAAAAGATACAGGATGAAAGTCTGGAATACTTCCTGACTGATGATGATGTAACAGCAGGTATTGAGGATAATCAATATCAATTGAATTTATAGGTTTGTAAATGCCGAGATACAATGAAGAAAAATGGAATGAGTTCTTAAAAAGAATTGGTGATGGAAGAAGTGCTAACGATATTTGTAAGAACGATAAAGATATGCCTTCATGGAGAATTGTGTCCAAGAAACTGAATAATGATAGTGAGTTCGCAATAAAATATGCAACAGCAAAAGAGGTTTGTGCAGAAGTATACTTTGATAAGATAGTTGATGTAAGTATGGAATGTTTAAAAGGTAATGTGGAACCATTGCCTGCAAAGTTAGCTTCAGATAATTATAAGTGGATAGTCAGCAAGATGTTGCCTAAGAAATATGGCGATATGCAACGATTAGAGGTCGTTAAAGGTAGTACATATATTGATGCATTGAAGACAATTAACCTGATTGAAGATGACGAAATGGTACAAAAAGACACAACTGTAAGTAACGAATTACGTGTGAAAGAGGCAGAAGAAGAAGGAAAACATCTACTGAATTAGTAGGTCGTTACATCACTTACCTGACGATTATGCAGGTTAAGTCATTGATTTAATTACATTAAGTATTTGTGGTTGGTACAATGGTTGGTACAAATAGCAGGAATTTTTGAGATTTTGCTTTTGACCCCCCCTTGATCGGACACAGGGGGCAGATAGAAATATATATATATCCACTTACTGGATACTGAATTTTTTCCAGACCTTTCTTAGTTCTTGGCCTTTCTTGTAAAAGTATTTACCGCCATTAACTATTTCTGGTTCATCTTCGATATCGTATTCGCCTTCGAGGTAATCGATTGATGCTCTGTTTTCTATGTCATCCATGAAGTACCAGAATATGTCTTGGTCAATTAATGTTGTTTGTTTGATTTTCTTTTTTAGAAACTCATCTAGAAATTTTATATATCTTTGTCTTTGATCTTCATCTTTGAATGATCCTTCGACCTTAGATTCTTTGGTTATATTCCAGAAGTTATAAACTTCGTTATTGGTATATTTTGTTTTTGGGAATTTTATTGTAAATGGTATTTTATTCATAGTTTTAATCTCCTCATATTTTTTATTATACCACACTTTTAATGAAAAGTCAAGCCCCAATATAGGCTAAGTAATTGATATTACTGAGGAAATCGTGATTTTGGGGTCATATAGTATAGGTTCTGCAATGGGTTCTCTCCCCTACCATCGCAGGGGATAGGGTGGGAATGGATACA